GGAAGAATCAGGAAGGCATTTAAAAATAATTTGCAACAATTGAAAACGTATCAAGACACCTCAACAGACCATCACAACCCACGCTCGACGAAATCGGCCAACATCTCCTCAAGCAGCGACCGCGCCTTTGGCGTCAACTCTGTTCCACCACCTTCCATCCTCACCGGCAAGTAGGGCCGGGCAGGAATCTCCACCTTACCACCACGTCCCGCCATACCTCCAAACTGATGGATGGCTGCGTAGGGTTTGGAAACTGTTAGACCCGCTTGATGCGCGTTGTGAAACGGTTGGATGCTGGCGGCAAGGCCAGCGGTTGAGCGTTGCAGCTTCTTGCCTGGCCACTGCCCCTTCTTTTCTCGCTGACGAATGGTTGATAGCGCCAGCGGCTTCCACTTGTCTCCTCCGACCACGCTCTCATGCTCAAAGGCGCTTATGGTCAGGGAGAATAGCTCGGCGGATATACCTGCCATCAAAGGTGCTGGGTTATTCAGGCGCTGTTGCAAAGCGGCCAATTTGTCCGATACGTCGCCCTTGATCTGAACGGAGAACGAAGTCACGGCTGACCTCCGTGGTAGTCGGCGGCAGGATTGTAATCCCACCCGGCATCCGGCTGGAACGGCTTGTCCATTCCGGGAAGTTGCAGGCGCTTGACCTTAAGCACGGAACCATCCTTTTGTGGCACATCGACCTGCTTAATGTATCCATCAGCAGACTGAACGGTGTATCCCTCGCGGCGCACGGCGGCGGCGGTCAATGGCTGCGCATGGCAGCGGCAGCGCCAGCCGTTCGGAGGGTAGGCAACTGACCATGCTGAATCATCATGCCCGAATACCCGTCCGTGCATGGCACGGTGGCTAGGCCGTGTGCGGCTGTCCAGAACGGCCACATAGCGCCAGTATGGATGCGTGGCCGTGGCATCCTTCATGCCACGCCAGCGTCCGGCCATGAACGCAGTTTGCAGGTTCTGCTCGTAGATCAGCTTCAAGCGGCGCGGACTACCCAACTCCACCGGGCGGCTGGTGCCTGGATAAACAGTGATTTCTCCGGTATCAATATCGATCTGCTTACCCCACCAGCCTTTGGCTTGTAGCGTTGGCGTTAACTTGTCGATGAACTGCTGGTAGCTCTCACCCTTGGTCATGGATTCCAGCAGCGCAGAACGGATGTCTTCCAGTACGTCGAAACCAGCCGAACGCGCCACGGTGAAAGCGCGTCTATGCGCGGCCTGCCACAGATCGCGCCATGAATCGCTTACCTGCAAGCCCTTGCTGCGCAGGAATTCAACCGCCTGTTCTGGCGGCATGTTGAACGCAGCCAGCAGGATGGTCTTGTCGATCACGGCTTCAACTCCTGCCGGACGCCGTCCGCTCCAAGCAGCTCGGATACGAATAGAGCACGGGCAATAGCCTCGACCAACACAGCATCATCGGTCAGCGGGTTTTCGCTAGCAAGTAGAGCCAGTGCCGATTCCGGGTCATTGGCTTTTGCCAGCGCATCGAGCGCTGGCTTGAGCCAGGCGGCGACTTGTGGTTGCAGGACAGTCGAAAGTTCCTCAAGTGCGCCATCGAGCGCAGCCTGGTCTGGAAAGTCTGACTCTCCAGTCTTATCGCGCAGCGCGGCCAGCAATGCGGCCTTGGTGTCGGCCTGTTTGCCCTTTGGAGGCGAGGCCACGGATAGCACGTCTTCCTTGTCATTGGATGGCAATGGAATTCGCAGGGTTTCGTGTGCCCACTGCGTGGGGATTTTCATACCGATGCCAACCAGCTTGGGCAGCGCGTCGGCGTAGGTCTTGATGTCTTCGCCCTCGGTGACGTCGAATACCAGGCGCGGGCAACGCCGGAAGTCTTCCCACCCTTTATTGATTGCCAGCAGCGGGTAGATCAGGTCGCGCGTCAGCGTTCCAGCGAGCTGCTTGCAGTCACTGTCACGGATGTCGAGCCGCACCTCGTTGTGGATTTCGGCCACGCCGGAGCCGAGGCCGGTTGATTCGGCGGTGCTGGTGAGCGTACTGCCCAGGATAGCCTTGGACTGTGTCTGCTCGCACCACTTGATCATGGCTTCAAACGGCTTTTCCGAACCCTTGGCGGCTTCCTGAAACTCGATAGCCATAGCCGAAGGAATGACACCTGCCGCGTTGTGTCCGATGCCAGCGACCGCGCGCCACAGCGTTGCTTTTTCCGCATCGCTGGCATTCGACGGATATTTTCCGATGCGTAGCGGCAGGCCATAGATGTCTAGGAACTCAGCCAGGTCACCGACGGAAAAGTGCTTGAACAGGTAAGGCCACACCAACACTCGGCCAAGACCGGATCGCACCGTATAACCTGAGATCGCTTTGTGGATATGCATCAGCCAGCCAAAAGGACGCAAGGCCGCACCGTTTAGCGTGCCATCACGCAGGAACAGGCCGGTGCGCGTATCACGGTCGAGCTGGAACCACGTCTGTGGGCGATGATGGGCACGAACAATCGTCCAGTCGCTTCCCACTCGCTGCCATTCCAACTCGATGGCAGAGAAGCCGTGCGCAATTCCGTCGAGCGCATCGAAGAACAAGTCTTCGAGATCCGTCATATCGAGCAGCAACTCCTTCACATAGGCGGTAGCTGATTCTTCCTCTTTGCTCGGATTGCGTGGTGGAATGATGTCCCATGACAGCTTGATGACGGCGCGCTTGCGCTTGCTCAAATCGGCAAATACATGCCCATCGCGCTCCTCCATATCGCGGAACAACTCATGCTGTGCGATCAGGTCTCCGGTTTCTGCTGATTGAAGAATGGCGTTCAGGCGCGCTGGCGTGAGGTTGCGCGATGGGTGTCCTGCCACCTGGTTGTAAAGCCCAACCAGCCTAGATGTCTGTGGCTGGTCGAAATTATCAAGGTCGATGGGCTTGCCGAACTGGTCAAGAATTGCCATAAGTAATCTCCATCACCAGGCGCGTCGGCCCATGTCTGCCTGGTAGTCTGTATCGGGCGGAGGCCGCATAAAGTTCCCGCCGCGAGGTTGATCTGCTTGTTCGGAGCGCAGCGGCACTTCGAGGTATTCGATGAGGCCGCCACCCTGTGTAGCAGCGAACCATGCCAGGCACAGCGCAACCGCCGCATCACCGTGGCGCTGCTGGCCTTGACCGGTCTTTGTTTTACCTTCCGGCAAGCGCGGGATACCCTTGATGACGGTGATCGCGCGCAGATCATCCAGAATGTCGCGATCTTTCGGGATGCTGGCCAGCGTACCATCCTCGAATGCGGCCTTGAGGCGCGGCATGTGATCCAGATACCAGTTCTGTGTAAGCATGATTTGGCCGATGCTGTTGGCTCCGTACCGCTGCATCGTGACCTCGGCAAGATACTGGCCGTTGCCTCGCGCGTCGAAAGCGCCGTAGTTGAAGCGCGGAAGCCGGTCGGTCAGCCAGAACACGATCTGTTCTTGCTGGCGAAACGGCACGTTGCGCATTTCTATGAGAAACGGACAGGTGCGATCCAGTGCCTGCCCCTCCAGCAGTGGCACCAGCACCGACAAGTCGCCGCTACGACCGAAGTCCATACCGATGCTCGACCGCGCTGTGCGCGGCAGTGTAGCCAGCAGCGGGCCAACCGTGACATCAAGCCAGTCCTGCGCGTGTGACTCGCGCACGGTGTCAGGAAGCTGCTCAAAGTCCTGTGGGCAGGTATAGCGCAGCACCAGCGCGTCGGCGGTCATGCGCGATTCGATCAGGGCGCGTGAGAGATAAGCGCCACTGCTGTTCGACGGAACGCAGTCCAGCTCCTCGGCATCGTTTGGGCGGTAGATGGCGCGGATTTCATCGGCCCATGCCGCCTGCGCCGCCTCGCTCCAATCACGCTTGCTGGCGGAGAACACGCGCTTGCACAAGCCCTGCTCGATGGCTTCATCGAACGTGATGCGGTGCAGGCTGTAAGGCTTCTTGCCCTCGCGAACATCGTTCACCAGCTCGTTGAATGGGTTGTCCACGCCGAAGTGGGTGCTGATGATGGACACCGAACCGCCCCAAATCAGCAGCGCAAACGCGGCCTTGAGCAGCTCCGGCAGATCGGGGTGGAATGCCGCTTCGTCGATGACCACGCGGCCTTGCTTGCCGCGCAGGTTGCGCGGGCTGCTGGATAGTGCGGTGATGCGAAAACCGGACGCGAATTTGATGCGGTAGGCAAGGATGTCGCGGTCTTCATCGTCGATGACAGTCTGCTCCATCGCATCGGCAGCGACCTGGAAATGACCAGCCCACCAAGCACAGTCGCGGATGAACTCCTGCGCCATGTCCTGCGAATAGCCGAGATACCATGTGTCTTGCCCGTTCTGCTTCGAGGCTTCCAGCACGGAAGTTGCGGCCTCGCCCCAAGACAAGCCAACGCGGCGCGATTTCTCGCACACCTTGACCTGCGCGCGGTCGGCCATCCATGCCTGCTGATAGGGCAAAAGAACGGCATTACTCATGCCGACATCCCCAGGATGCGGTTCTGGATTTGCGCGACAGCGTCATCGGTCAGGCCAACGCTCTTGGCGGCATCGCCAGCCTCTTTGGCTGCATCGGTCAGCGCCTGCTTGCGCGCCTCTGCCTGCCAGCGTTTCTGTGCTACCGATGCCTTACCAAGCTCTGCAACTGCGCGTGCCAGCTTCGGCAGATCTACCGCGTCAGGGTCGACGTTCATCTCCATCAGAATGGAGAACATCTTTTCCTGAGTCAGCCGCACAAGCGCGTCATTGACCGCGCCGTCTTCATCGGGTGCGGCTTGTACCACGGCACGGGCTTGTTCAGTGACCAGGCGTAGGGTTTTCAGGCGCTCCTCGAACCCCTTGCCATAGCGGTGCAAGCCTGACTTGCCTATCTCGTAGCCGCGCTTGCCAAGTTCAGCGGACAGCAATTCGTACTGGCTGAAATTGTTTTTCACCAGCGCCTGATCGAGCCAGGCTTTCACGTCCGAGGGAAGCCCCTCAACCTTGGAACGTCGAGGCATAGCGGCTACCAGTATTTCACCGGGCGCGCGATACCTGCATCGCACGGGACGGTGTATTCAACAATGTCGATGCCGAAGCGGTCGAGCTTGCAGAACCAATGTGGCTGCGTATTGCGGCCAGTAATGGTGATGAGATTGCGCTCCTCCAGATAATCGAGGTTGCGCCGTAACTCCAGCGGCGTGATGTCGGGCAGCATCGGCTGAATCGCCGATAACACCACCGCTTCGCTAGTTCCTAACGGCTGCGCCGAGTTCAACGCAAGCAGGATGATCCACCGCAAGTTTTCGCGCCGCGCTTTTTCCACATCAGGGGTCATACACGCTTCTCCATGAAATCAATCCGTCGCTCGACGTGTAACAGTCGGGCGCTCAATAAGGCGCTCGATACGCGCACCGATTGCATCGAGCTTGGCATTGAGCACAGTCTCGAAGCGTATGGCATCTTCGCGCCGCTGATACTCCAGCGGCAGTCTTGTGAGGAAGTCATTGTGTTGAGCTTCCAGTTTTTCCAACCGCCCGTTCTGGTGGTCGATGCGGGCATCCAACTGCTTG